TGCCTCTTCAACATCGCCTAAAGCTTGCGCTTGTTTAAATTGTACTGGGGCTTTGATACCAGCTTTTTTGCTAGCCTTGTTAAAACGATATAACGCTGCATTGTATGCGTCTAACTTCGATGTATTAGGGTCGTTGTCGCTATATGTGCCTCCACCTGGCATGCCCGGGTCTCTTGGAAGGTTTTGAACAATGCCTCTATTTGCAAAAGCAATTGCGCCACCACCAGCCATGCCGTATGGATTTCTCTTATAGTCTTCATACTCTGCTGTGTAGTATGGGTTTGGTTGTCCTGGCTCTTGAGCACGGAAGTTTGGAGAAATTCTATCTAATGAAGAAGACTCAGATGCTCCTACTGGAACTCCATTCTCGTCATAAGTTTTTGCGCCCATTTGAGCACCAATTCCAGGAGCGGCAAGAATACCAGCTTTTTTAACTGTGTCGCCTATGCTGTCACCTAAACCACTGTAATAAGTAGGAGCAGTTTGCCCACCGTATCTAACTCCAGCATCGCCTAAAGTTTTCATGGCTTCAGCAGATTGCGCTGGAGAAACGGGACTAGCCCCAAACCCACTAGTGGTGTCTCCTACTGTAGGCACTCCAGACCTAAACGAACCTTGCGCCATTTCTGCAGGGGTTAAACCACTAGTTGGCGCATATCCGCTAGTAATTGGATTTCCTGAACCAGCCGCCATTTCTGCAGGGGTAAATCCCGGGCTTGGAAGTGTTTGAGTTGTACCTGCTAATCCAGCATTAAAATCAGGGTTAAGAGCATTACCAACATTAGCTCCCTCTGCAACAATAGCTTCACCACCTAAACCACCAGCAACATCCGTAGGGCTGCCATAAGCGCCAAGACCACCAGATAGAGCGCCACCAAGACCACCAAATAAAGCGCCTTTGCCTACATCTCCGCCTTGTAAACCGGAAGAAATACCACCTATAAGAGCTCCAGCGCCAGCGCCAGCAAGAAGACCGGCAGAGGTAGCACCCATACCAGCACTCATTAGCATTGGGGCAGCGGCACCAGCCGTAAAGTAGGTAAGGGCACCAGCGGCTACTATAGGTAAGATTTTAGATAAAAACCCTGCTTCTGGAAGACCTGTTTCTGGGTTAATAGTTAAGTCTCCACCATGAGCTTGAGCAAGCTGACGCAAGCCTTTAATCTCACCCTTTGTCATATGGATGAGTTCGGTATCAGGTCCACGACCCTTAGATTTTAAGTATTCTGCTGCAAGTTTAAGGCTCATACGTGCCCCTTAGGGATAGATTGATTGATTTTAACACTATTAAAGCGCTGATACAAAGGACATAGTTGCTACTACAGATTGGGTAGCGGGTTTAGTAGGACTACCAGATGCGGGGTAGAATTGGATGGTTACATCTACATCGGTTGTTGACCAGTAAATTTCTATGTATTGCCCCGCTGTCATACTACAAAAGTAGTTCCATCCGTAAATACCGTGGAATGGGTCGCCAGGACTTTTTCTAGCGGGTATGCCTACTTTTCCTGTAGAGCCAACAATATCTACACCGTTTTGTTTAAGCCAAATAAAAACATCTTGGGGTGCGTTATCTGCGTTTTCTAGTTGGACGCTAAACTGTAAGTTGTATATTCCAGCATTTGCTACTGTCATTTTAGAACTAGATATAGACACCCCATTAGCAAAGTCCGTAGTGTTTAACGTCATCAACGTAGCGGTGTTTGCGGTAGTAGTTTGGTCTTGATTGCTAGAAAACGCCCCGTAAGGGAAATACAGCTGAGAACCTCCAGTGCTTCCAGACGTAGATAAGCCAGCAAGGTAGTTATCTAAACGATTAAAGTACAGACGTAGGGCATTTTCAAACTGGTCTTGTTGCGCTTTGTCATATTCAACAGGAGGAGTTGGTAGTGCAGGAGCACGGACGTTATAGACCATTAGCGTTTTCCATCTGGTCTGCCATCAATACGAGGGGCGCCTAACTGCCATTGAACTCCTAAATCAGTGGAAGATATTTCCATAGCCATCTGACGTGCCCTAGCCCGCATAAATACTTGGTCTGTATAGTTTGTAACGTTAGTTGTAATGACGTTTTTGGCTGGCGAAGTTCCGTAACTAGACCCTGGGAAATTTCTAGGGCGCATAGTAAAAGTTACCGTAGGGTTAGGGTTTGCAAGAGTATCTGAGCCGTCAAACGACACATCGGGGATAATACGTTTAATTAACGTAAACTGTTCACCGTCACCAATATCAAAGTCAGAAGATGAAATATAAGATTCCATTGGATAAACGTCATCATCTACGCCGACTTCTTGGTTGTATAAATATCCGTTAGTGCTAATAATAGTGGGGGTTAAAACAGCTTGAGCTGTATCTAAAATATATGTGCCTACACCACCCGTGCCTGTACCTAAAGCCACAATAATAGTGTTTGCAGTAACTCCAGTACCAGAAATAACGTCCCCAACCGCAATAACACCAGAAATTATTTCAGTTACGTTTAAAGTAGTAGTAGTACCAGTAGTACTAATAGTTCCTGTAAACATAGTGTTGTTAACAGATTGTGGGTATTGGCGTAATGGGCTGTCGTTCCATGCGGTACGCTCAATAGTACCGTAATACCAAATTCGGTCTAAATGGTCGTAAATTACATAAGCATTGTTATATGTGCTTGATCCTGTTGGGTAAAACCACCAAACCTCATTCCATTGCTCATTAGCCCCGCAAATTACTTGGTCAATCTGATCATAATTTAAATTTTCAAATACGTGACCTGTAAGGGTGCAGGGCAAAGTACTAACGCTACCAGCATATACAAAGAACTTTTCGTTGCCCATCCAAAACACCATGTTATTCACCGCAATACAGGCACGGGGACTAGCAATAGATATGTTATCAGAAAGCTCTTGAATGCCAAATACATCTGTTGTACCCAAAAATTGAAGTGAATTTAAAGTAGCATCGGTAAAAACCAAAATTTCTTGGCGGGTTGGTAAAGCACGAACAATGCGTGAACCACGGGATACCTTGATAAACCCAGCCGAGTTAGTTGGTAATGGAGTCCAATTTGCTGGGTCATCTTGATCAGACCAACGAATTAATAACGGATTAAATACAGCGCTGCCATATTCAGTAGCGCCAAAAGCCAAAAGGTGTTTATCACCTTGAGAAGTTAATAACTGCATTACTACTGCAGGAACGTCTGTAGCTCCTACTACTGCCGAGAGTAAAATAGCTCTAGTAGTAAAAGCGCCATTAAAAGCCCAATAATAAGGGGCGCCATTGCGAATGTTAGCTACTAAGTCGTTATCAAAATTGTCAAAAAACCAATCTCTTTGGAATAACTGTACGGGCGTTACAGAACCTAAACCCCAACCATTACGACCCCAAGTACCTGCTCCCCAGCCATAGCCATAAGCAGTTAAAACATTACCAACGTCAATATCATATTTAGCTGTAACGGTAGCGCCACCATTAGCAGTATCTCCAGCAGTAGCTGCGGTTAAAGAAGTTATGGTATAAGTTTTAGCAATTGTGTCTACAGTTTTAATGAGGTAATTTTGGTTTAAAACGGTAGCGGTAATAGCCCCGCCAAGGCTAGTAGCACCAGAAAAGGTTACATAATTGCCAACTTCTGGATCATAAGCAGTATCTGTAGAGTAAGAAACAGTAATAGTTCTAGAGCCAGATGTGGCTGTAAAAGGACCAGCAGCTGCACCTAAAGTTGTAGATGTGCGTTGTAACGGAGTAATGTCATATAGATTAGCGCCAGCTTCTACATAAAGTTTTGCATTAGTCCCAATAGCCATGACGTTTTCACCGCCAAGCGCAAACCAAGCAAATAACTGACGGCAAGTGCCAATAATAGTAGCAACAGAATACTTAAGCCAGCCACCTATTTTTTGAGGTTGCCCAGATCTAAACCGAATTTTGTCGCACTCAAACCAACCGCCTTCATTAGCGTAATTGGTTTGGTCACGGTTAACCCCATGTTTAAGTTGTATTTTTTGTAGCATACGGGATTACCCTAATATAGATAATGCTTTGGCAATCTTAGCTTTACGGTCATCTAAACCGATAAGGCCGCCGTTAATACGTTTAGTCATTGTCTCAATATCTGAGGCATCTGCTAAGCTGTTTAAACCCTTCTTATTCCAGAACCAACCCGCAGACAAAGCCGCATACTTAGGCTCGACTAGAAAAGTAGGATTTCCAATAAAATCAATACCAAGAGCAGCTCCGCAATTCGCATAGTTTTCCTTGCCGGTTAATTGAATTAAACCCCTGCCTAAATACTTAGCAGCCTCTTCCTCACTAGTATTACCTAGTCTGCCGTTATAAACCTTGCCAGCAATTTTAGCTGGATTACGTGCATATTGATCTGCAATTTCTTTAGTAGGAAAACGGCTGGGCCAGGTTTTCATAAGCCCCTCGGCGCTGTAGTTGAGGTTTTCTTGCAGGGTTTTAAAATTACCAGACTCATGGGCGCACTGCCCAATAAAACAAGCCTGGCGAACAGGCGTAGAAATATCGTACTTAGCAAAAGTTTCTTCTAAGGGGGCAAGCCATTTGTGGTCAATACCCAGTTTGTCTAGCTGGTCATACGTCATTCTTTTTTAGCTTTCATATCCATAATCTTCTCCAGAGTACGACCTCCGAAATAGAAAGACATAATTAACATACCCCACTGACCGAGCAGTTCTACATAGTTGTTGTTTACCTCAATATCCCAAGCGGACATCATGGCAAAGGTAGAGTACACAATCAAAATAAATACA